AAAAATATGGAATTCTAAATGTCATTTTTATTCAAAATTAATATTATAAACATTAAAATTGTTAATGAAATAATCTTGCTTTTTACCATTTAACCAAATTCTCCTTTTTAATCTTATTATATCTGTAAGAAACTACAATTAAAGATAATAGATGGAATTAACCAAGTATATTTTTCAGGTGTTAGAAATAAGAAATAATAGTGTTCTTATAGGAACACATATCAAATGATATTTGCTTGTTAAGTTCATATTTAATTAAACAATTTAATTAAATATAGTGGCAGTTGTATAATTAAATTTTAGAACAATTACAACTTATTTATTATTACGTGAAAATTGTAATTTCACACGAGAATAAATTATATAAATTACATATGACATAATAATAATAGCACATAATGTCATTATTATATGAAATAATAAACCTTTAGTGTACAATTCCCATCTCCATTTAGACCTATAACACTGTTTTAAATCATAAAGATCATAATTATTTTCAGTATTTAAAATATATTGATTAATTGGTTGCATAGTATTTGGTATAACTGTTACACGACCGCAAAATCCTTCTGAACAAAAGGTTTGACGACCTTCAAATGATAAGTTTTTATTGCTTCCGTATCCTGTTACTGCATTTAAGAATCCATAAAAGTTGTTAACATCTTTAAGAATAGGTGATTTATTAATTACAAGAAAGCTATTGTGAGCAGATGGCTTTCCAGTAATATGAATCAATGAAGAATGATATTTAGCTTCTTGTATAGGATCAGAAAAACAATCAAATACTTGAACTAACCTCCTTTGTTTTTGACCTCTTGTAAATATTCCTCTGTGTAATATTGTAGCATAAAATATAAGAACATCTCCTGGTTCAATATAAATAGAAAGTCGTTCATAAAACAGTGACAGTGTTTCTTTATAGGTTACTCCTAATTTATGATGAGATCCTGGTATTAATTCCATGACTGTGCTATCAAAATAAGTTAAACAAGTTAATGCAGGAATCCACGGTCCCATACATACAACATCCCTATGAAATGCACCAGCATCTGAATTGTTATTATTACTTACTCTATATTTTGTATAAACAATATCCCAGTCATTTCCCATTTGTTGACTTGTACGTGGAAGTAATATTGATGTGATAAATTTTGTCATATTAGAATAATCTACTTCTTTTTGGGTGATTAATGATGATCCTTCTTTAATTTCTAAAGGAGACAGAACTTTTTTAAAAAGTATATATCCATCTTTTTGTAATACATCTATCATTTATTATTAACTATTTTTCAAATAAATCTATTATAAATCTATAATTATAGATTTAACTGTACATTTTTCAATGTTACCATAATATGATTTAAAAATATTTGATGTTTTGTTACAATATGAATATACAACACTTTTACCTAAAGTATCTAACTTTAAATCTCTTGGAAATACTTTACCAATATTTTTTTTATATTCTTCTCTTATTATATCAAAATTTACCATAGGTAACAATACGATACCTTCCCATTCTTGTCTTTTTCCTCTTACGTCTACAATAAATTTAGAAGGACAAAACTTACTTAGTTTAGAGTTAGTATCAGTAAGTAAATTACATAACGGAGATGGTATTAATGAAGCACTTTTAGGAGGAAGAACTGATAAAAGTTGCTGAAAAGGAGTTGCAGGAAATGTTAATTTTTTTTCAGGTAGCTTAAAATCATTTATATACAAAGACAACTCGTGAGCAAATGGTGCATAATGATGTTGATAACACCATTTCCAATCAGGAACACCTTTTGTATAATATGATAAAACCCACTGAAGTCCTATTAAATACTGATGACATATAGATTTCATATTAATATTAGGATAAAATCCATCTTTGTAATAATCTTCTCTATATTTTTGAATATTTAATACATATTTGTTATTTATAAAAGTAGAATTTTGTTCAAGTAAATTATCAGGGAAAAATTTATCTTTTTTTAATAATTTATCTTCTAAAGTTTCTTTATCGTATGTAGATATTTCAGTAAAAAAAGCTTCTAAAGATTTATTTATAAACATAACATCACTATCTGTTTTTGTTGTTATATGACCGTTGGTTTTACATACATTTTTATATACATGCAACATTTGATCAATACCTCCTTCGATAATTTCTAAACTAGGAATATGAGGAAGAAAATCATTACCTACCATAAAACATAAAAATATAAAATCATTAACTGCATATTCAGAAACAAATGATACACTTTTTTCTGAATCTAAATCTTTTTTATCTCCCCAATACATTAAGTTAGACAAATCAGTTCTAACTTTTCCAATGTCAATTAAAAAGAAATTATTATCTGAACTATACATATCTTCTCGTAAAACCCAAAAATTAGGTAAATGAGTTCCTAAAGAAAGCATAATTAAATCTGCATCTAAACCATGAATACAAAAAGTATCTTTAGGATCTCCATACAAACGAATGTAATTAATAATCTTGTGTTCACCTTCTCCTGGAGCTTTTTCATCTGAAAAAATTACTTCTATGTTACTCCATAATGGATTTTCTGATATACTTTTTTTTATATACCAATCAACATATTTTGTTAAATAATCCATAAATTTTGTTCCAGGTGTTATACAATTAGAATCAAAACGATTTAATTCATGTTCATCCTTCTCATTAACACTTCTAAAACGTCTTTGTCTTTGTTGATTTTGTTTACTAATAGGTGCAGGACCGTCAACACATAAAATAAGACGTTTTACAGGCTTTACTAACATAAATAAATTATCAATAGTTGAACAGATATCACTAAACATTTTAATCTGAGTTTTTAAATTATTATATTTTGGTTGATTTTGTTTACCCAAAAAACGAGCACGTGGTTTATGATTACCGTATTCATATGTTTTTTGAGCAGATGAATGAAATAATCCATTTAAATCAATCATTAAATTATCTACACTTACATTAAAAGTCTCAAATGTTTGAGACTGTTTTAATTTTTTTATATTAGCTACAAAATTTTTGTTAAACCAATTCCAAAAGTGTTTAATTCCCATTGTTTTTATTTAATGAAAAAGTTTTCATTAAATATCAATTTTATTTATCTTAATAATCTTTTTTGACTAACAATAATATCACACTCTTCTTCGTCAGAAGGTTGATTAACTTTTTTCTTTTGATTATCAGTCATAATTACATTGAGACTTTTTTTTATAAACATAAGTTCAGTCATTATATTTTTTAATTCAGTTAACACATCGTCAGTTTTTTGTTCTGAAATAATAGGTGATTTAAACGTTTGTTTTTCTTTCCACTCTTTTGATTTTTGTTTTGATATTTCATTTGCTGTTTGTTCTTCTTCTTCTGAAACTAAACGCTTACCTCCGTTAATAAAAGATATAATATCTTTTTCACTTGATTTTGGAAAAATCCATCCTGGTCCGTTTTTTAGTTTAGCATTATATTTACCTCCAAGTTTTTTTAAATCTTCTTTATATTTTATTGTTTCTCCTTCAACTACAACAGAAGTATTAGTATAATCAGTAACAGTAATATTTGTAAATCTAGACATTTTTAAAATTTTATTTTAATTTTAAAAATATTTCATTTTTATGTTTTAAACACATTTACCTTTAAATGTGCCTGTAAATGTACCAGTACAAGTTTCAGAACATTTAGAAGATAATGTAGACGAAGGTAATGTATAAGACGGTAATATATAAGGCATAGATGAATTTGTAGATACATTAGACGCACCTGTAGATACATTAGACGCACCTGTAGATACAGTGTTAGACACAACTGTAGGTACAGTGTTAGACACAACTGTAGATGATTTAGATTTAACACGTGTAAAATAAAAATAAAATAAACTTCCAGCAATACATATTATGAGAAAAATAATTCCTATAATAATAAAAGGCGATATTTTTAAATCAGAAGGTTTAAATTTTTCAATACAAGATTTAATATTTTCAACAACTAAATCTTTATGTTGTTTACAGGTTATATTTAAATAGTAATCATAGTTAAATCTTGACGATATAAAAGACAGTATACAATCTGCAACTTCTGATGATACACCATCCGCACTTATCATAAGTTCGGATTTTACTTTTGTTTTTTCTTCATCTGTCCAATTTTTAGTTAAAATAATAGTATCACATATGTCTGGGTTATCTGTGTCTGGGTTATCTGTGTCTGGGTTATCTATGTCTGGGTTATTTGTGTCTGGGTTATTTGTGTCTGGGTTATTTGGGTCTGTACAACCTTCACACTTTGTATCTGGGTAAACTGTACCAGAATTGGTACATTCATTTCCTCCAATTCCTGCACACGATCTTGATAAATTTTTAATTTTAACATCAGAAGGACATTTTAAACCCATTGGATTACACGAATCACATGCAGCTTTTACATTTTTATACCCTGAAGGGCTACATGTATAAGATAATACTCCATCACTATTATAACAAGGAGCTAGATACAATCCATCAGAAGGACAAACTCCGTCTTCATTAGGAGAAACAGCCTTTAATTTATCTTTAGCTTTAGCTTGTTGTAAATATTTTAACGTAGTCATTTTTATTAAAGAAAAGACATTCAAAATAATTAAAATTTTTTAATTATTTTATACAAAGTTTTTTGATATTTGTTAATATTTTTCTTGTACTTGAGTAAGAACAGGAATATTACGAGGAAGAGCTTTAACGTCTATAATAAGTTCACATACACCAGATCCAATATGTGCAATTTTTCCACAAATAATAGAGGCACTAACACCTTTTGTTTCTTCTTGTTCTCCATATAATCCAGCTTTTAAAAAGTTATCCATTGTTTCTTCAAATGAAGCTTTTCCCATTGGACCGCATTCTTCGTTTCTCATAGTATATCGAGAAATTGAAGAAATTGATCCGTTAAATGTCATTTTTTCTGCAAGTAATTGAATATGACATTTATTTATACCTTCCATTATACTCATAAACTCTTCTATAAGAAATTGTCGGGTTGCTTCTACTCCTAAAATATTGTAAATATCCCAAACATTATTTGAAACAGTCTGTGTTGAATCAATAAACGGTAAACCTAACAATTCCTGAAAATTACTTCCATTAGTTTCAAAACTAGTTTCATCATCGTTAAAATAAATATTTTTAATTCCTGGAATACCACAAATAATAATATTATATAAAGTAGGTTGTACAACTTCTTCAAGATATATTTCTTTAACGTTATCACTATTTATAAATAACAGTCTATTAGTAGGTAAATTTATATCAGAAGTGTCAACAAAAATATCTATTTGTCCTATATTATCTGGTGAAAATACACATATCATATCAGAATATTTGTTAGATATAATTTGACTAATAATTTCTAAGTCTAATTGGTATTCATATAATACATCCATATTAATTTTAATAGATATACAATCCGAAAATTGAGTAACTTCATCACCGTATAAAATTTTAAAAGCTTCATACCAGTTTTCAGGAGTTTTATTGACAATAATTTTATATGATTTTGATATTTTTTGAAAAGAAATTTCAACAATATTATGTCCAATAGTTTTTCTCATATCATGAATAGACTTATGTTTATCTTTCATAAACGCGATACAATTTACCGATTTTGGATCTTTTGTTGCATTTAGCAATTCTTCTATACGAGGAACTCCTGTTGTAACTGTTTTGTCTCCTGAGCCGCATTTATGAAAAGTGTCAAAAAGTGCTAAGCCATTAAACAGGTTAAAAATTTTAGTTTTGGAAATTGTAAAATCGTATACTAATCCATTAGTTGCTTCTACAAATTCAATATTTACAATAGTATCAAAATATACATCTCTATCTTTTGGATATTTTTCTTGTATTCTACCACATTTATATCTAAAAATTTTTTTTAATGTAATTTCTTCTAATCTTTTTTGTTTGTTTCCTTCAGTCATTTTAATTTCTTTAGCAAATTTTTGACAAAAACCATTTTTTATATCTAATATATAAGTACGTTTTATATTTTTACTTCCTACATTATTCTTTTTTTGCTGAAAAGTACTAAATCTTCCAAAGATTCCCATATAAGATAATAAAAAAGATATTCCTTGTATTAATTGTTCAGAGACTGATGAAACAGTTATACTACCTGTTTTATTAACACATCCATCACCCGAAAAATATCCATCTATTAACCCTGTAATAAACTCTTTAGGAGCAGTATAAGCAAAATCAGGAACAAATTTATTCGCAGAACCTGTATCACATATAATTTTAAACATTCGTGCTAATAAAGTAGAATGGATTTTCAAATCATTTGATGTACCATTTCTAACATTTTTACCTTTACTGGTTACAAGATGATAAGTTATCCCATAACAATCACAAAAATCAGTAACACGTTTTCTAATAACTTCATCATTATTACTAACACCTACAAATGTTTTTGTGGACCATCCTTCTGCTAAATAGATACCAATTAAAAACCCAAAATTATTATCCAATAAAATTTTGTCTGGAATATGTGACACAATCTTACTAGATGTATGTATATATACAAATCCACTTGTCATTTTCATATAATAATCTTTTCGTTTTCCAAATAAGGTATCACCTCTTTTGTAAGGAGTAATAAAATCGTTTCCGTTACATCTACTAAACCAATCGGATGGATATTTTTCTTTACAATTTTTTGCTTTAATTACTTCAGTTGAATATAAATATTTATCTTTTGGAAAAATTGTAGACATATCAAAATATTTTGTTGGGTTGTTAACCATAGGCATATTTTTAGTAGTAGGAAGAATATCTCCAATTTTTACTTCAGAACCAAGTGTATCTACAAATTTTTCTCCGTTCCATACAAGAAATGATTTGCATTGAGATGCCATAACAGTACGACCACTTTGTGTAGTAACTTTAACTAATTTTCCGTTTGGAAGATGTCTAGTAATTGCTTCAATTCTAAGCCATTCATTATATCCGTTTTCGTTACCTGAAGGGATAAAATAACCTTCAGGTAGTTCAAGGTATTCTGTGTTATTATTTTGATATAATTTAATAGATTCTTTATTTTTTTCAAGAAGATTATCAATCATTTTACCAATTGGTTCAACAGTTGCTTTATCGTGTAATGTATACAAAATTTTATCAGTATAGTCAACACTGTTTAAAGTTGTTTGTGTTTGTTTTTCTCCTATGCTTTGCGCTCCTATTACACCGACACTTTCACCTGCTTGAATTTTTGTTTCCATATATTGTTGTTCTATCATAACTTTTAAAGACGGAATTACTTCAGGATATACTAGTATAGATTTTAATTGTTTTCTAAGTAGTTTTTTGTTTTCTTTTACAATTGCTCTTGCAGCATCGATAGGTATAGATCCTTGAGGTGTTATAAAAGACAATATATTTTCTATTTCATATTTTGTAAGGGGACGTTTCAATGACATTTTATAATTATATATATATATGATTATAAAATTCAGTTTTTTACTATTATTTAAAAACTGAATTTTTAATAGTAAATGCAAAAGTATAATCCTAAATATAAAACAATTGATACGTTAAAACCAGATCAAGCAAATCAAACAAATCAAGCAAATCAAGCAAATCAAGCAAATCAAGCAAATCAAGCAAATCAAGCAAATCAAGCAAATAATCAACCAAATCAATTGGAACAATCTAGATTAATGAGAGAAATGTATATAAATGGTAACAGTATAGTATGTGTTTATTTATCTGCTAAATGGTGTGAGCCTTGTAAAATTACATCTCCTTTATTTGATAATTTAGCTCAAATATATAATAAACCATCAGTTTGTATGTTAATTAAAGAAGATGTTAGCAACGGATGTAATAATCGTGATTACAATGTTAATGCAATACCAGCTTTTATTTTTTATAAAAATGGTAAAATTCTTATACATCCAAATGGAAAACCATTTGATGTAGTTGGAGGTAATATAAAAGAAGTAGAAAAAGTATTAACAGAATTATTACCTTAGTAGTTTTAAATTTAAAACTAATATATTCATAATATAAATGGATTCTTTTGAAAAAACTTACACTTTAAAAAAAAGAACTGAAGAATCTGTATATATTAAAAAAAAATATCCTGAAAGAATTCCTGTTATTGTTGAAAAACTTAATAACTCAACAATATATAATATAGACAAAAAAAAATTTTTAGTTCCGTGTGATTTAACAGTAGGTCAATTTATTTATGTTATTAGAAACAGGATTAAACTAGCTCCAGAAGATTCTATTTTTATATTTATTAACAATTCTTTACCTAATTCTTCTTCTATAATGTCCCAAATATACAAAGAACACAAACACGAAGATGGATTTTTATATGTAAAATTTTCAGGAGAAAACACTTTTGGATAATTTAAAATTTATACTGTATAAGTATAAATTTTAGTATTTAATATAACAATTATAACTTACAAACTCTTTTGTTACAAAAATAACAAATAACAATTCTATTGTTTGGATCAAATGTTTCAGATCTTTCATGGCATATTGGACAAGTTGCTTTGTGTGTTCTTCTTAAAAAAGAAGGATAATTTGGCAATTCATTTGGTAAATTATATGGTAATCTATTTAAGTTTGTACGAGGTAAGGTATTAACAATATTAATTTTTTTAATATCAATGTGCTTTAACATTTTATTTTATTAACAAATTTACAAAAATTTTTTCAATTTTTTGTAAAATATTTAAATTAGCTTGTAAGAAAACACGTCAGTTCCAAACTTAGAACGGAATGCAGACATTTCAAACTTTACTTTACCTGCAACTGAAGAACTTGAATCAGAACCAACGCTCATTGTAAGTAATTCTTTAGTAGTAAAATTAGTAGATGCTGCTCCTTGAGTTGAACTAACAGAATCTTCAACAAGTTGAACAAGAGTTCCGTTATAAAATTGAGGAACAGCTCCAATGTAGAAGGTGTAAAGACCGTTTACTACAATTGAAGGATTGCTAGCAACGATATAAACTTTTCTAGCTTGATACCATGAAGAAGCGTTAGTTGCTCCAACTGTAGCATCACGTTTGCTGTACACAGTAATAAATGGAAGAGAACCATTAGAAAGAACTTTAATAGTAAAAGAAGCAGTAGTCATATCACTAACAAGTTTATTGTGATTAGAATCTTGAGTTCCCATAAAATACCAGTTAATTTTCTTGTTACGAGAGCTAGTAGGATCATTAATGTAGTACCAAGAATTATTTAGAGATACTGGAAAAGCTTGGTCAACAGCAATAGCTGCAACCTCAGGTGCTAAAGAGTGAAGTTCATTAGAGTCTTCAACAACTCCAGAAATAAGAGCCAAATCAAGTTTAGTTTTCACATTAGTTATTTGAGTTTGAAGATCACCGCATGTGTTAGTAACTACGGTAATTTCAGTTGCTTGTACAGCGTCAAGTGTATTATAATTTGTAACAAGCTCTTTAAGTTGATCTAATTCAATAGAAGTGCCTGTTAAAAGAGTGTCAAGTCTAACTTTTTCAATGTTAACATCAGCATCACAGTCAACGACTTCTTTGTTTAAATTATTAACAATAATAGAGTCAGCAGTATCACGGTCATGTGCTTCTTTTTGTTCAGCAGCTAATGCACGAGTTACTTCAGCAGTTAAATCAAAACGAAGAGAAGCGTCTGCAGCAACACGATCAGTTGTTTCTTGTAGTTCGGCAAGAACAGCACGATTAACTTCCGATGTCAAGTCATCTCGAGCTAAAGCAACTGCTAAAGTTCTAGAAGTTGCTTCAGTTTCAATACTAGTTTTAAGTTCTTGATCAGCAGTGGTACGAGCACTAATTTCAGTAGAGATCATAACATCTACAATAGCTTTGTCAGAATTTATTTTAGCTTGTAATGTTAAGTCAGCAGCATCACGATCTAAATTTTCAAGTGTAATTTTGCTAATAATAGTATCTTTTACAGATAATCTGGTAGCTGCTTCAACTGCCATAGCTTGATCAGTATATGCAAGTCCAGTCATTAAGCCTTGATTAAGACTTTTAATGTCTTTTACTGCATCATTAGTGTAATATCCATTATTGTTATAAATGCCAATTGTAGTTCCTAATATATGTTGGTTTTTAGTTCCAGAGTTATGTTCGATACGATCAGCAAATGCTGCTGTAGTGTATAAAGCACCATTAGAGTCATATAAATTCAAAGAAGAAGATCTATACATATTTTATATTATGTAAATATAAAAAAAATTTTTTTTTAAAAACTTTACAGATTCGTAATTTTAAAATAATTAACTTTAAAATTTTTAAATGAAGTAAATTTAAACCAATTTAAACGAAAATGAATCAGATCCAAAATTAGATCGGAATGATTGCATTTCAAAATTAACATGTCCAGCAACAGATGCACCAGAATTACTTCCAACACTCATTGTAAGTAATTCTTTAGTAGTAAAACCAGTAGATGCTGCTCCTTGAGTTGAACCAAAAGGGTCTTCAACAAGTTGAACAAGAGTTCCTGTATAAAATGAAGGAACAGATCCAATGTAAAAAGTGTAAAGACCGTTAACTGCAATAACAGAACTATCAACAAGATAGTAAACTTTTTTAGCTTGATGCCACGAAGAAGCGTTAGTTGCTCCAACTGTAGCATCACGTTTGCTGTACACAGTAATAAATGGAAGAGAGACATTAGAAAGAACTTTCATTGTAAAAGAAGCAGATGTCATATCACTAACAAGTTTATGTTGACTATCATTTTGAGTTCCCATAAAATACCAGTTAATTTTCTTGTTACGAGAGCTAGTAGGATCGTTAATGTAGTACCATGAATCATTCATAGAAACTGGTAATGCTTGATCAGCAGCTATCACAATAGCTTCAGATGCTAAAGAATGAATTTCAGTGGAGTTATCAACAGGTATAGAAACAAGAGCAAAATCAAGCTTTGTCTTCAAATCAGTTATTTGAGTTTGAAATGATACGCAAAGAGCTTTAAGAGCTGTAATTTGACTTGTTTGATTACTGTCAAGTAATTTGTAATTGTCAACAATCTCTTTAAGCTGATTTAAATCAAGAGAACTACCGTCAAGAATAGCATTAATTCTATTTCTTTCAGTTTGAACGTCAAGCTCACGATCAACAATTTCTTTGCTTAATTTAGCACTAACTGTAAAGTCACCATTAGCGCGATCAGATTCTTCTTTTTGTTCGGCAGTCACAGCGCGAGAAGTTTCAGCAGTTAAGTCTGCACGAATAGAAGCATCTGCAGCAACACGGTTAGTTTTTTCTGCTTCTTCGGCAAGAAAAGCACGAACCGCTTCAACAGACAAGTCAGCTTTAAAAGAAACAATAGCAGCAGTACGAGCAGTTGTTTGAGTTTCAACACTAGTTTTGAGTTCTTGATCTGCTGTTGCACGAACACCAGTTTCATATGCAATTAAACCATCATTTGCAGTTTTATCAGCATTTACTGTATTGTTTAAAAGAGTATCAGCATCTTTTCTATTTGTAATTTCAATATTAATTTTATCAGTAAGACTAGAATACATAGCTGATCGAGCTGTTGCTTCAGCGGTAATTGCATTATTAGTATATACCATACCTGCTGCTTGTCCTGCTTTAAGACTATAAAGGTCTTTTACAATATCATTAGTGTAAGTACCGTCATTATGGTAAATAGCAACTGCGTTTCCTAATATATAATGAGGTTTAGAACTTCCTGCATTGTGTTCAACCTTATCAGCCAATACATTTGTAGTGTATAATACACCATTAACAGAGTCATATAAATTTAGAGTAGAAGATTTATAAGAAGCCATATTTTTATATTAAGTAAATATAAAAAAAAATTTTTTTATAATTTTTATTTGTCTATTTTTGTGTTTATTTTTTTCCCATCTGACGAGTAGTTGTAAGAGCAAGATCTAGCTTATTTTTTAATGTAGTTATTTGTGTTTGAAGTAACGCACAAGTAGTGTTAAGACCTGTAATTTCATTTGCTTGTTTAGAGTCAAGTCCATTGTATGCATCTACAATATTCTTTAATTTATTTAAGTCAACTGAATTGTCAGCTATAATAGCATTAATACGATCTCTTTGAACTTGTACTAAATTAATGCGATCGTTCATTCTTTGTTCAATTCTAGAAATAAGAAAATTATCAGCAGAAGAACGGTTAAGTTCTTCTTTTTGTTCAGAAGCTAAAGCACGAGTTGCTTCAGATGTAAGATCAGCTCGTAACAAAACATCAGCCTCAAGACATTCGAATGATTCTTTTTGTTCAGAAGCTAACGCACGAGCTACTTCAACCGTCAGGTCATGTATAAGAGAAGAGTTATTACTTGCAAAGGTAGCTTTTTCAGCATCAATACT